GGTGCTCTCCTGATTCCACACAATTGAGGCCTACCGTACACGAGCAATGGAAGCTTGCAAGGCTTGGCGGATTACCGATCCAGCGCTCTGATATAGGCCTGACAGGCCTGCAAGGCAATCAGTCCGCGATCACCGGCGTCGGTGATGGCGATAATTCGTTGAGCATGCGCTGGGTCAAGTCGGGCTCTCGCGCTTCCATGATCCACGCCGCCGGCGCGGGGGGTGGCAGGCATTGCGCAACCGGCGGCAACATCGTCGGCGTCGAGGAGGACTGACAGCCGGACATCGGCAGTAGCAAGGCGATCGCGCAGGCGATCCTGGTCACGTTGGGCATCGTTCAAGGCTCGGTAATGGGTTTGTTCGCTGGTGGAGAGTTGCTGTTCCAGGGCCAGGTGTTTGTCTGTTTCGTACTGCTGCGCAGTAGCGGCCGACAAGGTCAACTGACGCAGGGTTTCGGCCTGAAGCCTGCCCTGTTCTGCCAATGCCTTGCCATAACGCCAATCCTGGATTTTCCACGTCACACCGGTCGCCAACAGCAGAAGCGCCAGCATAAACACCGGGACGAACCTCATGATGACGGGGTTCATCCCAGCACCTTCAGCGCCTGCGTATAAAAGGCCCAACGCTCCGTCGCGCCGTTCTGGCCGCCGTTGATCCGCTGCGTGATCTTGTCGAAAAGTCCTGCGTCAGCCAGGGTATTGAGCCCATGGACCGCCCAGAACCAGGCCGCCGAATGAGCGGCCCACTGGGGCTGCTCCAGCAACCCCGGTTCATTGACCAGGTCCAGGCCCAAGGCTTCGCCGCACGCTTGATAGTTAGCCCGGCCGGTAATCTGAATCAAACCCCGGCCTCGGTATTTCTGGCCATCGCCGTCCACTTGCGGCGTGTTACCCAGGCGCAGGGCCAATGGACCGGTGTCGTATTTCGACAGATAGGCATTGTTGCCCAACTCGCGCACGTAGCGCAGTTGACCGGACTCATGACCCACCTGGGCAATGAACGCGGCAACACGCTTCGAGCCGATGACCTGATAATGACCCATGGCTACGTTCAGCACAGGTGCAAAAACGCCGGCATTGGCGCCGGCGTTCGGGAGGATCTGCAGCAGTTGTGCCTGCGTGATTGGCATGGCGTTCTCCTTGACGCAGTTGAAGGACATCTTGAAAAATGACAAATCGGCATAGACAACGCAGGAAGCACCGCTATATTCAGCCGCTCACCCCCATCGGAACGATTTGATGAAAACGAAGGATCTCAGCAAACTTGCGGTTGATGGAGTCCTTTGCATCAGCCTCAGGGAGCGACAGGACCGCAGGGATTTGCTGATCAAATCCATGAAGAACTCAGGATTGGACATAGAGTTCGTGCTGGTAGATGCAGACAGGGAGAACCCGGTCAGAGGCTGTTTCGAATCGCACGTGAAATGCGCAAATCTCGCACTGCAGCGCAACTACACAAGGGTTTTGATTCTTGAGGACGACGCGCTTCAGTACGCCTTCGCTCCGAGTGCAGTCAATCACATCAACAAATTCATCACATCGAAAGACTTCGCCATTCTCTATATGGGTTACACCATGGGGAAAATATGGCTCACCTGGCACCGCTTCATCGCTCGAGGGCGGGTTACCGCACTACATGCGTACATACTTAGCCGACGGGGTTGTGAAGAGGTTTCAAAACTCGAATTTAAATCGGAGCCTGTTGATAGAGCCGTAAGGCAACAGATCAAGCAACACTGCGTGTTCCCCATGATGTTCGGGCAACAACCTGCACATCTGACGTCCAGCGACATAGAAAACGTTGCTTGTAATGACGATGCGTTTTGGAGCAGAAATTGGAACAGGCACATTAGATCGGCCGCGAAAAATTTATATCTGACTGTTTTTCGCAGAAATTTTTAGACCGTCTGGCATCTGATCCACAAGACTCATCATTCGTGCGCCCTTTTACAGGGCGCTTTTCGACGGATCAGTATTTTATTACGTACAGCAGTGCCACGTTTCGAGGGCGCGTCTCGTTGCCACCAGAAGCAGCTACGGTGATGACATGCGCGTGGTCCCCGGCGGACGCCGCTGTGCCGGATATGACGTGAGTGTGGTCTCCTGCCGACGCAGCCGTTCCTGAAACAGTGTGCGTATGGGCTCCAGCTGAGGCCGCCGTACCGCTAACAGTGTGAGTATGTGCTCCTCCTGGGTTAGTGGGAGCAGTCACGCCGCTTTGCAGGTTCGCGGTAGTAAAGTTGGGGCTGCCCCCACCCACGTCATTGTTCTGCGCACGCGGAGCAGTATGAGTATGTTCACCCGCACTTGCTGCAGCACCACTTACGGCATGCGTATGCGCCCCATCAGCCGCAGCGGTTGCACTCAGCGTGTGAGTATGAGCTCCGCCCGACGCGGCCGTAGCACTAAGTGTATGAGTATGCGCACCAGCATTAGCAGCCGTTGCCGTGTGGATATGTGTTGCGTTCTGCCCGGCCTGGCCTGCCCCCAAAACCCTTCCTGAATCAATCCCCCGCCCGTCATCCCAACCCCGAACGAACTCGCCTCGTAGATCCGGCAAGGCGAAGGTCGTGCTGCCATCACCCGCCCCGAAACGCGTACTTATCGCCGCAAACAATGCCGCGTACTGTGCACGAGACACCAAAGCACCGTTGCATTTGAGCCAGCCTTGGGGCGGTTCCGCTGTCGCTACAACTTTGATGTCACCTACATCACTGCCCGTATCCTTGGTCATCCCGGTACTGGCGATCATGACCCAGGCTCCGCTTCCGATGGAGCTATTCCATTGCACCCAAACATCGCCACCAACGGTAATTTCCCCGCTTTGAATGGCGTTATGGTCCAACCCTACGATTGGATTGGCCGGTAGTCCATTTGGGGCGAAAGTGCTAGCACCCGTATTGGCGCGTGCTGCTTTGAAGCGCAATATCAAGCCATCAACCAGAGCCGAGGGCGCAGGTTTGTAAGTAGCGCTGTAAGCGTTGACGGTGCCAGTATCCAATGCGTAATCGACCAATCCTGCCTGGTTGATTTTGCGTACAGCCAACAGCAACTGTCCAAGATCAGCTTCGTCAGGAACCATCCCTGCCCCAGTAATGACCCCCAATAGCTCCTGCGTAACGGAATTGCCCCAAGCTGCCGGAATCAATGAACCTGGCGCACCGGTGACAGGATTCTCATCGACAAACTTGCCATTGACCAAGCCAACACTGGGCACGCTTTTTGGATAATCCATTTTCTACTCCTTAGTCATAATTGATGTGCACCTGCGCATGAGCGGGTGCGCTGCGGTGGATCAGGCATTCCAAGGCAGAGCCTGGGTTCATGCCGAAGCGTTCGCCCCAATAGCTGGCGCCAAAACGACGGCCAAGCGAGAGGCGTCCACCGGTGTTGAGGGTCCACATGAATTGCACTTTCCAGGTTCCGAAATGCGTCTGACCAAACCGCGAAAGCCCCATGCGTGGCGCGCGGTGCTCAGTCACAGTCGCGTTGGGGTAACCCTGACTACGTGCGATGCTGACGAAATACGCCGCAGTCTGGCTGCCCACCGCCAACAACCGCCGACGCACCGCCAGCCGGCGATCGTCATACAACGGCGTAGCCCCGAGGCACGGATCAGGCAGGTTCATCACCCGCTCCCAATCCGGCACCAGTTCACTCACGCCAGCCGGGTCCATTTCGTTGAGCAAGTCGGCGGCACGGGCGTCGAGGCGGGCCAGCTCCTGGGCGATGCCTTGCAGCACTTCGTCCAGTTCCGGCACGCGCTCCGGATCCCATGCCGGGCCGCTGGGCAGCAGGCTGCGCAGTTGGGCCTGGTACTGCTCGGCGGTTCTTATTCCAGCCATGTGCAGCCTCCGAACGTCAGCAACTGGTTGCTGGCGGCGACGACATCGGCGATAGGCGCGCTGAGTTTGTGGTCGGTTTCGCCGGTGGCGCTGCTGATGGCTTCAGCGATATGACTCAGCAACAGCATTTCGCCGAGGCCAGCTTCACGATTGTGCAAGTCGCGCAGTTGCGCCTCGATGGCGGCCCGCACGGCACTGGTGTCCGGGGTGATGCGCAGCCTGTAGTTCACCGGCAGCTGCGTCGGCGCCAGCACGTGCAACTCGGCGGTCACCGGACGCAAGGGCTCGATGTAGGCCCGCACCTCTTCCAATTGCTCGGCGTTGGGGATCGGTTGCGGGTCGTCGTCACGCATAACGAACAAGCCGACAGTGCCGGGTCCCAGGTAGCTGCCGCGACACCAGGCGCGGGTAATGCCGGGGCACTCCAGGGCCCAGGTTTCATAGTCCTGGGCCGAGCCACCGTGGGGGATGATGCGGTAAGAGCGGATCACCCGTGCCCGCAGGGATTCGAGGCTTTCCCGGGCGACACCGCCGGTCAGCCCTGGGGCCAGCACGGTGAAGCTACTGCCGATACCGAGGATCGGTTGAACGGGCGTCAGCACCAGGCCGGCGTCGGCATTGCCCAGGCTGCCAGCGTCCAGCGCGGCGATGGTGGCGGTGTTCAAGCCATTACTGGTGGTGCGGGCGGTGGTCACTTTGTACGTACGGCCATCCGTCGATTGCAGCAGCGTGTCGACATCCAGCAATGCACCTGCCGTAGCGCTGAAGCTGACATTGCCGCTGGCCACTTGAGCCGCTTTGCGCGCCTGGTTCAGGCGCAGGGCAGCGATGCGTTCAAGGGTGGACTCATCGGCTTTGTCCGGCAGGATCTGCTCAGCGATCCAGTCCAGGTAGCCATACAGGCCATAGGCGGCGCCACCGAGGGTGCGGGCCAGCACTTGGGCATCGGACTGGCGCAGCGAATCGCTGGCCAGGTCGCTTTGGGCGCGCTTGATCAGCACCGGCAGCGAAGGGGTTTCAAACGGCATAGGTCACCTGCCAACTGTTATCGGGGTTGATGTCCAGGCGCTCGCCGTCAGCCAGGGTCAGGACCGTGCGCAGGTTCAGGCGCTGGGCGTCGAGGCGTTCGCTGATGATGTCGATGGCGCTGCAGTGCCCGTCATCGATCAGCCATTGCAAGGCTTCGCGAGCATAAAATTCGGCGTCGAGCTGGGTCTGGCGAGTCAGCTTGACCCGTCGCAACAGCCACAGCCGCGAGCCGATGCGGTCGTCGGCAACGGTCGGAAAGGTGTCGCCCCACCAGCCGAAACGTTCTTCATCATCGACGGCATCGTCGTCAGCGGCGCGGCGCCAGGTGAACAGGCTGATCAGCACCGAGCGCGTCAGTGCGGCGTGCAGGTTCTGGCTGATGAACATCATTGGCCTCCCGCCGGCGCACCGGTCTGACCGTTGCCGGCCTGTACACCGACATGCACGTGTTTGATCTGGCTGATGCCGCCGGCGATATGGTCGCCTTGGGAAACGATCTTGCCGGTGTGGTTGATGACCGGGCTGTCGATGTTCACCGCGCTGCTGGCGCGGATGTTCAGGGTCGCGGTCTGGATGTCGATGACACGACCGCGCTTGAAGTGGAGCTTGTCGCCTTCATCGGTGTAGAGCGCCACTTCGCCCGGGGCCAGGGCCTGGAGGCGGAAGCGGCGATCGGCGACCACCAGGACCACGGCATGGGAACGGTCGCCCCCCAGGAACGTGGCAATGCCCTCGGCACCGGCCAACGGGTTGCTGGTAAAGCCGTAGGGTTCAAAGTGCTCCATGTCGTCGTTCACTTCGCCGGCGGTGAGGCGCATTTGCAGCGATTGCAGCTTGGTGGCCGAATTGGCGAGCACGACAGTGCCGCGCGCCAGGAGGCGGGTCAGTAGGCTCATTGAGGGTTTCCTTGAGAATCGGGGACTTGAACGCGGTGTTCGAATCAACATCTCTATTGGCTGGGCTGCCGCCATCGCGAGCAGGCTCGCTCCCACAAGGGATTTGCGGTGGGCAGAAACGTGGAGGCGATCTCGAAATACTGTGGGAGCGGGCTTGCTCGCGAAGGGGCAGGCAAATTCAACATTGAGGCAAGCTGACCCACCGCTTTCGCGAGCAAGCCCGCTCCCACAAGGCGCTGTGCGTTGGCTCAGGTTTTGGGCGGCACCGGGTTGGCGTCGAAGATATGCGGCGGTGCAACTTGCAGGGTGGTGACGGAGCCTTGTGCCGATAGGGAATACGTCACTTTGGAAATCAACATGTCACCGTCGAACCCTAGCACCGGGTCGATCACCCGCACCAAGGTGTTATGCCGCCACAAGTCGCCATTGGCCTGGCGCCAGCCCTGCACGCGGTAGGTGGTGGTCAGGGCCTTGCCGGTGCGGATGGCGCTTTCCCAATCGGCCCGTTGCTGGGCCAGTTCGAAGGTCAACTGCGCGCTCTCGCTGATCACCGTCACCCTCTTGCGCTTGAAGCCCAGATCCGTGGCGGTGCCAGAGACTTCGCTCACCGCCGCCCCGTTCTGCTGATCACTGCCCTTGTGCTGACCGATGACCCGGTATTCGGAGAACACCTGGCTGTAGTCCATCAGTGCGTTGCCCGACAGAATGTTCTTGCCCAACTCCAACGCATCACTGGCCCGTCCGCCGCTGCCGGGTTTGGCCAGTAGCACGCGGCCTTGCGCGTCATCGGTGGAGAACACCCGGAACAACGTCAGCAAACGGTCGATGGATTGGAAGACCGTTTCCCCCGGCACGATGCTGTGTTCACTCAACCGCGCGGTTTCAGGGATTTCACTGATGACCCCCACGCCATATTGCGACGCCAGGGCCTGGACGATGCTCAACACCGTTTGCCCGCGCCATTGAGTCGGGCGGTTGATCGCCGCGCAGTCCACCAGGTCCTGGGTCTTGGAACCGCCTTCAATGCTCAGGCTGATCTGCCGACCGTCATAGCTGACCGGTGCCTTGAACACATAACCGCTGAGGACCAGGTCGGCACCAATGCGCACCTGGCATTCATCACCCGGACGGATCGGCACCGCTTGGGTCTGCCCCGGCCATTGCCAGGTGATATCGAGTTTGAAGGTGCGGAACTGACGCTCCAGGTCCGCACTGATTTCCACACTTTTCCAGCCGCCGTAATCCAGCCCGCCGACAGTAAGCGAGACAGCGTTGTCGAGCTCGTTCATGGCTTACTCCCCGGAGACTTTCAGGTCATTGGGCGGCAGGAAACCAGGATGGGCGACGCCGTTACGCTGGGTCACTTCAGTCACCCGAGTGGCATCGGCAAATTGTTGATAGGCCACCACCAGCGCTGGCAAGCTTTGCTTGAACGACAGGTTGATCAGCCTTACACCCGACGACGCTACCGCCGTCAGGTGCGCGGCCATTTGCTGGCGCAGATTGTTCATCGCCTGGTAGTGCTCTGGATCAGCCTTGAGGGAGGCCTGCCAGATCGCATCGTTGAGGGCGTCGCGCAGGGCCAGCACATCGTCGGCCACCGGCACGTCCCGGCGCTGGACCGGTTGCACGGCCTGTTGCGCCACCGACGGCGTGGCCCCCAACTTGACCGCAGGCGCTGCCACCGGCATCGCCGCAATCCATTGCGCAGCCTGCACTAGCAGCGTGTCTTGCACCAGATCGGCCACGGCCTGGGCCGCCGCCGTGGTGTCCTTGCCGGTGGTGAGTTTGGGGGCGTCGGCCTTGCGAATGGCTTCCACCTGTTGCGACACGCTGGCAATCACGCCGCGATAGCCGTCACGGGCAAAGTCCTTCAGTTCCCGAATGTCCCCCAGCAATCCCTTGAACTCGGCCACCACTTCCTTGGGCAATTCTTTCACCGCCTTGACCAGATCGCTGAGTTGCCGATAGGTCTCGATCAACGGCTTGAGCTCCTGCTCGATCACGCCGTAGATATCCTTGAGGCTGTTGCGCAGGTCAGCAATGCCGATCCGGGCAGCCTTGATCAAGGTCATGGCGTCTTCGAAGCGCCGCACCGCCGAACCGAGGAAGCTGTCGGCCGAGACCAGCAGCAGTTTCTGGCTGTTGATCGTGACCGAGGGAAACTGCAACGGCTGGTCGGGGTAGAACTTCAGGGCGAACGTTACCAGCCCTCCGTCCTGACGGGTCTGAGTCATGTCGCATTCGCCGACCTTGACCTGCAGACGCCCCAGCCATGGATGCACCAGTTCACCGCTGCCCTGCTCCAACGCCTTGAGCAGCTTGTCGCGCTGCTCCAGGCAATCGGGGCCGACGATGAACGCGGTCAACTCATGAATCTTCGCCTGCTGGCCGAGCCCCTCGAAAAACGGCTGGTCGCGCTGTGGATATTCATGCAGCTGGCCCTTGTGGCCGACCGGGGTTTTCGCCTGATCGACCCAGAACCCGACGCCACGAAACGACGCCGGCAACAAACGATCACGCCAGCTCATTGGAGCCTCCTGTGGAAAGTGAGCGATAGCCGATGCGCGAACTCACCGCCAGGGCCGGTTGATTGGTCTGAGGCGGATCGGCGCGCAACCCGGCCGGCGCGTTTTCGAAGCGCACGGTCAGGCCGCCTTCGAGTTGAGTGCGGTTGTTGGCGGCGCTTTGTTGCACCAGGGTGCTGGAGGTTTGTGGCAAGGTCCCAGGCGCCAATGACGCTCTCGCCGATGAACCGGTGGGCGCCGGCGCCAAGCTTGAAGACAGTCCCGGAGGCTGCTCGCCAGCCCCACCAAAAAACGCCGGTGCCAGCTCTCCCTTGCCTTCGGCATTGGTGGCGCGCTGCGCCTCGGTCAGTCCCTCGACCTTACCGGTGAACGAGGTGATCATCTCGCCAAAACCGCCGTTGAAAAACGCCTTGATCGGCGCGATCACCGCCTGCAATTCGTTCCACCACTGGCTGAACCACTCGCCCACCGGCCCCCACTGCTTGGTGAGGCCCTCAATGGGTGACCAGTCGAACAGGCCGCTGAACACCGCCAGCATGATCGACACCTGGTTGCGGACGCCCTCCCAGATCCCGGCGAAGACTTCTCCGATCGTGCCCCAGTTGGCCATGATCAGTCCCAACGGCGTCCAGTCGAACAGGCCTTTCAGGGCATCCATCACCGGTACGGTCAGCGTTTTGAGCAAGTCCCAGATCGCCGCGAACAACCCGGTCAGGGGCGTCCAATTGGCAACAATCAAACCTAAGGGTGACCAGGCGAACAGCGTCTGCATGAAACCGATGATCGGCGTTGCCGCCGCCACGATCACATTCCAGAGCGTGCCAAAAAAACTGCTGATCGGGCCCCAATTACTGATCACCAACCCCATCGGGGTGAAGGCGAACATCGTCTTGAAGAACCCGACCATCGGCAGCACGATGGGCGCAAGCCGCTGCCAGAGCCCGGCGAAGAACGCCGAAATCGGCGTCCAGTGGGCGATGATCATCCCTGCCGCCAAGGCGATGCCCATGGCAATCAAGCCGATGGGATTCATCTTCAAGGCCAGGTTCACCACTTCGAACGCTTGGCTCGCACCGCTGACCGCCATCTGGATCGCGTTGAACGCCACGACGCCATTCGCCAGGCCCTGTACCAGTTGCGGGTTGTCCTGCAGCACCTGGGCCACGCCGCTGACCATGGGCTGCAAACTGACCGCCACCGCGTTGACCGCAGGCCCCAGGGCCGAGCCGAACTGCACCGACACGTTGCTGATGGAAGTCTTCAATCCATCCAGGTTCTGTGCCGCTACACGGGGCGCGTCAGGCGCCTGGACGGCACTGGCCGACGCGCTCGCTTCGTCCTTGAAGGCCAGCGCCGACTTGAGCCCGTCCATAAACGGTTGGGCCAGGCCGCCGCTGGGCAGCAGACCGGAAATGTCCAGGCTGCCCAGGCCCGTGGCGTCGAGGTTCTGCTTGAAACTCGCGACCTTCGCACGAAGGCCGGCGAGCTTGGGTGACAGCTCATCGATGCCCGTGAGCAGCACCGCTTTTTTCTCTACCGTTTGTGTGTCTGCCATCACTGCACCTGCTGCATCGCATTGATCCGTTGCGCGTGCTCCAGGGATTCGCGGAGCACATCCAGTGGCCTGGCCATCATCTGTTCGGGGTCAACCTTCCAGAACCAGGCCAGGTCATAGGCGGCGGCGATCAGGTCGCCGATGGCTGCGACGCCGCACTCATGAAAAAACTCGCGACGGCCCAGCTCAGGGTGTTGAGGTCAGCCAGGTCCAACTGGTTGACCGACGACGGCGGAATACCGGCGCACACCGCGATGTATTTGGCCGCGACGTCCATGTCCAGGCTCACATCCTCGCTCTTGTCGATCTTGTACGGCAGCGCCTTGATCGCCCGGACTTCCTGCACCGTCGGACGGCGCAGGGTCAGTTCGCTCACCGGCTCGCCGTGGGCCTCGATGGCCACGCGCAGCGTCACGACATCGCTCATTGCCAGGTCCCCTTGATGCCTTCGAATTTCAGTTCGATGGTGGCGTCGTCACCCTTGGACACAGGCTCTTCCACCAGGTAGGCGCCGGCCAGCACGTAGACCTTGCCGTTGTTGAATTCGCAGGTGACGGTCATGTCGGTGCCCGCAACCAGTTGCTTGAGCGGGAAGTCCGCGGTGTGCAGCGCCGTCACCTTGAAGGACGGGGCAATGTCGGTTTCCTTGTAGAAACCCGGTACGACGGTTTCGCGTTTGGTGAACATCAGTGGCGCTTCGCAGCCACCGTTGATGGTCAGTTGAGCGCCGTCCACTTTGACGTAGCAGGTGCCCGCAATCAGTTGACCCATGGTGTTTCTCCCTTCAAATAAAAAGCCCACGCAAGGTGGGCTGAATGCATATGACTGAGTGCTACTGTCAGGCGGCGGCGTCGTATTGCAGGCGGAATTGGTTGAGCAGCGCGAACACCCGCAGGCCGTTGATGTAATCCGGCGGGAAAAGCACGTTGACGCGGCTCGGGTCCTGGCTGTCGCGCTCGACCACCAGGTGTTCGGCGAACAGCTCGGCGTTTTCCACGTGGCCTTCCAGTTCGAGCTTGGCGTATTGCGCGATCAGCTCGCCGCGAATCGTGCTAGGGGTCACGATGGGCTGGCCGGCGCCGAAACGGGTGCCGTCGGCGGCCAGTTTGTGGCGACCGTACTTGCTGGTGATCACGCTCTGCAGACGCCGCACGATGAACGCCGACTGGTGCATGGTTTCGCTGTCCAGGTAGGAGTTGTCCGCCTGGCCGAAGGCATTCTTCTGATACGTGGTGATGGAACGCTGGATGCGTACATAGCCACCTTCGTAGTACGCCGTGGCGATACCGTAGTTGAGCAGCGACTGACGCTCGGTCAGGGTGAAACGTTCGCTGGCCGGTGCCGGGTCCAAGCCCGGCAGGCTGCCGCTCTGGGTCGGACGGCTGGCGTCGGCGGAGATGAACACCGCGGTGCGAGCCGCCAAGGCAGCAGCCTGGACCCAGAACGGTTGCGGTACGCCCAACTCCAGCGCCTGGAGGGTCATGTGCTGGTCGTTGCGCGCCTGTCCGGCGGCGACCAGGGTGCCAATGGTACCGCGCTTGGCGCTGTAGACATGGCCAAACAACTGCTTGGCCCAAGACCAGCGACCGGTGCTGTCGTCCATGACCGCTTGCCAGGTATTGAGGCTCGCCACATCGGACCAAGGCATGGCGATGAATTCGAACGGCTCGTCGCCCAGGGCCGCGACGGCCGCGGTCTGGTCCGGTACACCGGCGCCGCCGGTCATCGCGGTGATGGCGGTGGTCAGCCCCGCAGGGGTGTCTTCGCCATTGCTCTTGCCCAGGCGATTGAATTGCAGGCTGATGTCGTTGCCGCTGTCGCCGGTCCATTTGGCGTGGAGGGTCACGACACCTTCGGCGGCCGCAGCGGTCACCGGCAGGTCGGCGGTGGCGTTGATTTTCAAGGCCAGCGCAGTGGCTGCCTGAACCGCTGTAGCGCCGTTGACGATGGCGGCCTGGACGCGCACACCGCCGACGTACAGGTTGAGCACGCCACTTTCCGTCGCCGCACCGGTGAGGGTCAGCACGCCCTGGGCGATGGCGCCTTCGACGTTGTGCAGCGGCAGGCACCAGATCTCCCCGAGCGGGTCGGTCTTGCGCCAGGTCTCGTACATGGAGGCGAGCATCGAGCCCTGCCCACCGATGTTCTTGGCCAATGCGACGCTGGACACCAGCACCAGTTTGCCGACCTCTGCCGGGGCGACGTTGTCGTTGACCTGGGCGACGATCAACCGGCGCATGGCCGATGACGCGCTATTGGCGGCCGAGTTGTCCATTTCGGCGTAGAACAGCGGCACACGAATGTCCGCGGGAATGTTGCTGAATCCGATCGCCATTATTTGGCTCCCTGTGGTTTTGCCGCTTTCACGGCTTTGATAGTGATATCGCCGTCGGCCAGACGTCGACGCCACCAGGCGTTGTCTGGCACTTCACGGCCTTCGAGGGGCAACAGATCGCCCGCTTCCGGGTCCGGTACCGCACGGCCCGAGGCCGGCAGCACGGTGATGCGTTTGCTCATGGGGTTACGTCTCCAGAGAAAGTCAGTTCCACGCGCCCGTCGGGGCCGGGACGTTTCAGGTTGGGGTCCGCCGGGTCGATGGCATCGACCCGCACAGTGGCCCCGGTAAAGGACGTCAAGCCGTCCAGTTCACGCTCGTGCCAGCTTTCGGCAGGCTGGCTCGCCAGATTGCGGCCCAGCTGGAACTCGGCGAAAAAGCGCAGCCGGTACAACACGCGGCTGCTATTGATGGAAACCAGTTCGCTGCCGTCGTATTCAATGCCGGTGAACTCGGCGCCCGGCTTGAACCCCACCAACGCGCGCCACAGTTCGGCCCGCAGGTCGTGCAGCAGGTCCAGCGCTTTTGTCGCATCAGTGGTGTCGAGCACCAGCACCGCATCGAAGCGATCACGCACAGCTTGCAGCGTGACGTTCTGCGCGGTGTTCTTGCTGGCAATGTCGGCGGTGGGCAGGACATAGGCGCAGGGGGTCTGCAGCGGGGTCTCGGCTTGCAGTGTGGCGAGGTCAAAGCCTGCGGCCACGCGATGGACGAGCGTCGGACATTGCTCACGCAACTGCGTGAGGATCGGTGTGATCTTCATGGAGGTGCTCCAGTATCTGAAGGTGCGAGTGAACCCTGTGGGAGCGGGCTTGCTCGCGAAAGCGGTGGGTCAGGCAACATTGATGTTGGATATGCTGGCGTCTTCGCGAGCAAGCCCGCTCCCACAGGGGGATGGGTCAGGCCTTGGCATCCAGGCAGGTTGCATGAATCAGGCAGCGGTAGCTTTTTTCCCGGTCGCCACTGGCGGTGACCTTGTCGATCGACCAGCGACCGCGCATGAAGTCCGGCCAGGTGGGATCCAGCAATACGATGCCCTCGGCCGAGAGCCCCGGGTTGCCAGGGCACTCGATGTTCACCTTGAGTGCTTCGCGCTCCATCCGGCGTACCTCGCCTTCTCCAGCGGCACGGGCATCGTCTGCGCTCTGGAAGCGCTGGCGCAGCGTCTTGAACGGCGCGAGGCCGCTCTCCTCGACACGCACTTTGCCGGCCGCCGCATCCCACCAACTGGTCTTGCAGCCCTGGTACTTGGCCCGGGCGGTTTCATCCAGCTTGGCCGAGATGAACGCGTGGTCGCCCGGGCGATTATTGGTCGTCACCGACAGTTTCATCTCGGGCAGGACCTTGCCCGACAACGACTTCGCCTGGCCGCGTCGAGCCAGCACATACAACTCGTTGATCGGCTTGGCGACGGCGTCATAACGGTGGGCCAGGCGCGTGAGGAAGCCCATGTCGGTTTCGTTGGTCTGGTCGATGTGCTCGATTTTGATCAGCGACAGGTCCGGCGCCACACGGGGGGAAAAACCGTGCCTGGAGGTCAACTGACGAAACAGCGCCCCCAGGGTGGTCGGGCCATGGCTGACGGATCGGCGTTGCTTGAAGCCGGTCTGATCCGCAGCACTGAACGGCGCCGCCATGGCCACCAGCACGAGTTGCAGGGGGAACAGGAACGGCGTGCGTCGGGTGATGACGAACTCGCCTTTATCCACCAGCCCCGACTCCAGATAACCGACCCGCAGGCCGATCTTCCCGCCCAGGCTGGGCAACCCTTGGAGCCCGTCCAGGCTAATGGTGAGCGTCAGTTGATCGGACTCGATCCCCGCCGCGTCGACGTGCTCCCACTTGAGCAGGCGTTCGTTGAGCAGTGCGGCGTTCGCACCATAAATTTCCACCGCAGGCGTGAAACCCAGTGACATGTTGCCTCCTTAATCCCAGGCCGAAACCGGCGGGGTTGCAACGGGCTTGAGGTCCACTTCCGGCAGGACAACCCACACCCCCGCCGGCAATGCCGGGCCCCATTCAGCCAAGCCCGGATTGAGCAGCCAGAGCGCCTCCTCGACGATATCGTCACAACGCTCAAGCTCGCGGTACAGCAACAGATTCACCGAATCACCGGCGATACTTCGAACCCTACGCATTGGCGAACTCCGTCAATTCAACCACCCAGCCGACCACCATCGCCGTGCCGTCATCAATGATCTCGGTCTGGGTTTCCGTGACCTTGCTGATCTGCCACAGGCCCCAGTTGCGACCGATGCCGTCAACCAACGGCACGGGCAGGCGCTGCGCCTGCAAGGCGCGCAACTCATCGAGGCGATCCATAGCGGTCGCGTACATCGACTTGCCGGTGATCGTCAGCCCTTGCAGGCCTTGGCCGACCTGGCTGGACTTGGGTTTGCTGGTGAGGATGTCGATGCTCTTCCAGCCACCGTCCGAGGTGCGTACCAGGCTGTGGTACGCAAAGTTTCTCGACAGACCGAAAATGAAACTGCCGAGTACCATTTGCTGACGCATCACGTACCTCCGTCGGTCAGGGCCGCGTCACTGCGCATGGCGAGTGAGTTGGGCATGGTTGTCAGGCCGAACTGGCCCGAGAGCTGTTGCACAACCAGGTTGGCCAACTGACTCGCGCTGGCCTGGTCCTGGCCGTTGATGTAGATGTTGGCGGTCATGGTGTTTTGTTGTTGGCTGGTTTGGGCATTGGTCAGGTCCCTGGCGGCCTGGTCCGGAGGAGGCAGCTTGTCGGCAGGCGCGGCGAGTTTGTCACCCAGCCAGGCCCCCGACTCTCCTCCGATCCAGCTGCCGGCCAGCCCACCCACGACCGCTCCGAGCGCGCCGCCAATGGCCATGCCGAGCGGACCGAAAAGAGTCCCGACAGTGGCGCCGGCGGTAGCGCCTGCCGACGCCCCCGCCCAGCCGCCACCCGCAGCCCCCAGGCCCGCACCCACTTTGCGGGCGTCACCGCTCAGCGCGCCCTCGAGCACCTCAGGGGCGGCAGTTAATGCTACGGCTCCAGGGATGAAACGGGTAAACGAGCGCAACACAGCGCTCGTGCCTCGAAGGGAACCGTCGGCGCTCATTCCAGCCTCGGCTTTGACAACGTTCGCCGGCTCGAGCCGGCTGATGCCCTTGATATCCAGCTTGGCGTTACGACTGTCGTTTCTGAAGTCCTCAGAGAACACCTCTCCCACACGCCTGGGAAGACGCGTCGCCACGCCCCCCAACACCCGCTTGGCCACCTGACTGGAGATCTCATCCCCAACAGCCTTGAGCAGCGCACCCAGCAGCGGTTTGATCGCCGCGCCAATCAACACGATGGCCGCAGCGGCTTTAGGTGAGGACTCAGCCAACTCACTCATGCCATCGGCCAGCGAACCCAGCCACTGGAACGAGGTATCCGCCGAGGGCATCAGGGCATTTCCCGTGGCCACCGACAAACGCTCGCTGCGGGCGTTGAGGACGTTCAGTTGGCCCTGCCGGGTGTTCGACAGCGCCAACGCGTCCTGCCGCACCGAGCCGTTGTTGCCCAATTGTGAAGTGGCGTACTGGCCGGGGTCTTTCACCTGCAAGAAGGCCGCATTCACATCGGTCAGTTTCTGCGCCATGCGCAGCACGGCTTCATCGCCATTGCTGAAGAGCGTGGTGGCAAGGGCCGAGCGCTTCTCGGCCGGTTGCGCGTTCAAGGCCGCCAGCACCGTCATCACCGTGCCAGACGCCGTGTCCTTGTCACGCAAGCCGCTCGCCACCGCCGTGGGTTCCAGCCCCAACTGTTTCCAGGCCGATTGCTCGGTGGCGGAGGCCTGGTCACCCTTGCCCAGGGCCGTCGTGAAGCTATCCAGAGCCAAGCCGGCTTCAGCTTGCTTGGTACCGGTATTGAGCAACGCCGCCGTCACCGCTGCGGCCTGCGCCGGGGCCAGGCCTGCCGAGGTCGCGGCCGCACCGTCACGCTGCAACACCGTGCCTATCTCAGCCGCTTTCGCACCATTGGGTAATTTGCCCAGCTGGTTGGTTGCATCCGCCAAGTCAAAGGCTTGAACGCCGCTGAGCTTCATGGAGATGCGCCAGTCGGCGAGCATCTCGGCAACCTCCATGGCCGGCCTCCTGGACGCCGTCGCGATGACGGCAGCATCCGAGGCGAAACGCGACAGTTCCTGCGGTCGGTCCGAGGCATCGGGCAAATCGTTACCGATGCCTTTTCTGGCCGCCAGGCTTTGCATCCCCACCACTTCAACCGCCGTGGTGCCCCCGGCCGCCACCAGCTTAGCGGTGGCGACGTGCCGGGTTGACTCAGTCGTCTGTTCAAGCTGGCGAGGGGTAAATCCGGTGACCTGCTTCAGCTCGGCCATGGCCGAATCCATTGCTATCGCAGGCTTGAGCAGCGCCAGTGGTTCGATACCGCCACTGGACTTGCCCTTTGGCTCATTGGCCGACGCGCCCTTGGCGTCAGCGCCCATCGTTTGAGAAAACAATCGTTGCGCCGAAAGCTTCACCGTCAGTGACTCGATCGCCGTGGTCAGCAGCCCGAGCTTGAGCCCGAGTGTTTCCAGCGCCAGATCGAGGCTCGCCAGTTGGTCCCTGGCGAACGCGCCTTGTGCCGACACGCCACTGGTGAGGCTGGTACTACCGAACGCCAACCCACTCTCATTGAAGGTTGCGTATTTGAGCGAATATCTATCGTCCGCCATCCCGCTCTACTCCTGTTTCACGCCAAGGCGACTGATCGCGATGTCGTAGCGGCGCAAGGCCTTGCCGGCGTCCCACTCCAGGATTTCCGCCTCACTTACCGAGTAAATGAGCGGCACCACATCGAGGATCACTTCGATGTCGCGCTCCGAAAGAAGTCCGCCGGTTTGTTTAAAAAATCGTCAATGCGCACCTGAAGTTGTGTCCAGTCGGGCACGGTCAGCAGGTCCAGATCGGGAATCATCAGGCCAGTGCAATGGGCCGTGATGAACTCGGCGCGTTCCTTGGCCGTCTTCAGTTTTTTCATCGCCTTGGTGGCACGCAGCACCGGCATTTCCAGGGTCAGCGACGTCAGGCTGCGGCCCGCGACGTCGAGCGGTTGCAGCAGTTGCACCTGGTCGGGGTCGGCCTGTGGGTCATCCAGAAAGTACGACGCCGGGCGCGTGGACATTTCGTGCACGTACTGGGCAATGCTGACGTAGTCCGGGCGCTTGAGCTGGTCGAGTTCCTTGACCGACAGGCCGGTGGCCAGCTTGGCCAGCTCGAAGAACTGATCGTCTTCGTCATCGCCCGCACGGGCCAGGGCGTCTTTTTGCGCCGCGTAGTACAGCGGCTTGAGGGTGATCTGCTCGATCTGCGAGCCGTCGTCACTGGTGATTGGCGACAACAGCTCGTGTGTAGGAGGCATCCAGGACATGAAATCGGTTCCTTGGTGAATCATGGTGGGCGAGCCACCTGTGGGAGCGGGCTTGCTCGCGAAAGCGGTATGTCAATCAACATTGATGTTGAACTTGATGGCCTCTTCGCGAGCAAGCCCGCTCCCACAGGGACTGTGTCTAACCGACGGGTTTGTTTAAGGCAGCAACACCGCACGGCGCGCATCACCGAGAATGTCGACGCCGTTGAGCACGAACTTCTGGGTGCGCACGTCGATGTCGATCACCGGGACACCGTTTTCCATGCGGTTGTAGGTGCGGCAGGACAGCTCAAGATTGGTCTTGGGCTTCTCGTTCATTTTCAGCGGGGTTTCCTCGAGGGATTTCAACTTGCCGCCCACCGTGTGGTAGGTGAACCAAGTGTTGCCGTCCTGATCCTGGCCGGCTTCACGCACGTTCAGCAGTATGTCGTCACCCACGCTCACGCCCAGCGCCAGCATGATTTCCGGGCCGAGGCCTTGCAGCGTCAGCTTGGCCGTCAGCACCTTGCCGCCCTTGGCCATTTCCTCGCCAATGAAACGGCCGCCGCGCATCTCTTCCATGTCGAATTCGATCTTCGGCGGGGTGAACTCTTCCACGGTCGCCGACAACGGCAGGCCTTGCAGGGTGGCCGCGATGGCCTGTCTTACGCGGTTGGTAAACATTAGAGAACGTCCTCCAGGAACTGCTCGATGATTTCATCGCGGGCATTGAGTTGATAAATCATGTGTTCGTTCGGCGCGTAGCGGCCGTAGTCGATGACCACGTACCAAGTGCCGTTCTTGTACTTCTCGACGCTGTTCAATTCCGGGTGCAGGTACACACTGCCGCCGGGGATGGTTTCGTCGGCCACCAGGGTTTGCAGCCAGTCGTTGATGCGCTTGACCTCCTGGTCCATGAACGACTTGGTCAGGTTCTTGGCCATCGCTTTTTGGCCGGCCTTCACCAGCTTGCGGCTGATGGCATCTTCCAGGCCGACGTAGCTGATGAACTTGCCGGTGATGGAGCGATTACCCAGCAACGAGAAGCCGCCGAGGATGGTCCGGGCGTAGTAGCTGACGCCGTAGCGGTTGAGCAGATCGCCTTCGGTGGAGGTGTCGAGGATGTTGTATTCGACGGTGCGCGAGACGTCTTCGGCGAAGGTCACCTGGTTGCCCGGGCTCTCCCATTGCTTGACCTTGGCGAGCGCGGCGATGGCCAGGCTCGACGGGGCCAGGAAGACGTTTTTCTTCGCGGCCTTGGAGTACACCGCCGGCATGTTGTGCACCACCAGGCAACGGTCGAAACCGAGGTCGGCGCCGCCCAGTTCCTGGCTGTAGGTCACTTGATCGGCGACCGCGGCGTCCTTGCCGTCGAGCACCACACGAGCCTTGATGCGCTTGCCAAACGAAGCGAACTCGCTGGCCACCGCCTTGGTGCCGGTGAAGCCCGGCGCGCCGATGATGGTCAAGTCTTCAGCGACCCCACTCAACGCCGCCAGGCCGAGCTTGCGACCGGTCTGCGCTTCGATACCGCCGATCACATTGTTCTGCGTGTCGGCCAGTGTCGCGCCCTCTTCGACGATGACGACGTAGACCGGCACCTTGACCACTTTGAGGATCTGGTAGACCGCCTGGAACAGCGTACCCGCCTCGGCACCGGTCGGGTCCAACTGGGCCTGGGTGGTGAAGCTGTTGATGCGAAATGGGGTGTTTTTCGGGATCAGCAGGTTGGCATTCGGCGCAGTGCCGACCAGCCCGATGACGTTATCACCCAGGCCACCCATGGCCTCGGGAGATTCGGTGGCATTGACGGTAATGCCGTTGTGCTCGAAGTTCAGAACCTCAGCCATGGTTATTCAGCCTTCTTGGTGGCGGCCTTCAAGGCCTTGGTGGTTGGGGTGGCTTGCGTGTCAGCAGCCAGTTGCTGCGTATCCAGGACGCTGCTCAGCTCGAGACGACCGGCACTGCGCAAGGCACTGGCCTCGACATCCAACAGCTCCAGTTTCTGGCCGGTGCTCGACCAGTGACCGCCGCCGGTAGGAAATGGCAGCAGCACGGTGTATTGCTTACGAATGGGCATCTACGGTCTCCAGATGCGAAAAACACAAAAGCCCCGTAGAGGGGCTCAGTGCAGGCGAAAAAAAACCGCTCTCGCGGTCGTGAATTACTTGATGAAATCTGGCAATGCGGGCCAGAGCAGCCTGGAAGGTTCTTCGTCCATTTTGGGAATGTCACGCAAGGCCTGGCGATAAGCCTTGATCTCGGCAAGTTGGGCGTCTGTAGCAGGGAAGTCCGGTAATTGGGTGAAATCCGTATCTCGTAGAAGTTGGTTGCGGCGCGTGCGAATGGCTGCCCATTCGATCTCACGCGACGGAAGAGCGAGTGGAATTTCAGGTGTGTCATTGGTGGACAGATCAGACATATTCATTCCTTAGCTGAAAACAACGGTTTCGGCCAGCGACAACTTGGAAGTCAAATCCCCAAGATTGAATAACCGACCATTGCCCACGCGCATGGTGTCGATGCGCACCGTGGTGTAGTAAATATTGGGGATCAGGATCCGCATGACAATATTACCGTTTGTATCGGCATAGACAGCAGGGGTCATATTCCCGAAAGTCGATACACTTTGCAGGACCCGCGTGGGTTGATAGCAATACCCCACCAAGGTTTCGTCTATTATTTTTGCTGTGCCATAGCTGTAACCCTTGATGTTGAACCAAAACATTTCTGAGTGGACATTGATGTTCAGCGGTACTCTGAAATGCATATATACGTTCGCGCTGGCACCAAGGTTAGTCGATACAAAATCACCTTGAGCGGTGCTGCCGTAGGGCGCTCCAGTCCCATAAACATGTCCTTGCAGCACATTGCGACGAATCGTGCCAAGCGCCGACGGATCCCCTTCAACATCCTTCAGGCTTCGCCACTCATTGAACTGGGTCAAAGCCGTGGCCATGGTCGTGTTGATACTGCCGATCTTCCCATTGACCACGGTGGTCAAGTTATTAGCCGCTGTCACCAGCGACGCGATAGTGGTTTCCAGACTCACTGTTCAAGTTCCTTGTGCTATTGATTTATTTGGCTTCAAGCGTCATCACCCGAAACATCAGGCCGACATGTCTCGCCATGTTGTCGATATTGGCCGTCGCCAGGGTGGCGATTTCCTCACTTAACAGGATGTTCAGGTCGTCAGACCCGACCACCACCGTGACGCTTTGTGCCGGCAGCGGTGAGATATCCAGCGTGAACTTTTGCAACACACGCGCTGCGGCGGCTTTGTAAGTCAGCAGCCTTCCAGCCACCGAATACACTGCCAGCAGCGTGCCGGTGGAGAGATAAAAACCGAATTCGCCGATCTCGAATTCATCAGGCCCGTCGAACAAGGCAGCCATTCTCAGCTGTCCGGGATCAAGGTCTTCGTAATCCACGATCGCAACACGCTGCCGCTCATTGCGAAGCGTCGTTTCCGACCCGTCGGGATCGTAGCGGGCGGTGCCGGCACCGATGTGGGTGATCTCACCTTTCAAGCCTTGGTTTTTTGCCTGCAACACCTCCGCCAGGCCGGCGGAAGTGAAACGAACCAAGCGCGTAATATCTTCTGTCATGGCTGCGCCCTGAGGTCGTAATCGTTAATGGTGTAGCGTTGGGAAATCCCAATGCCGGGAAGTCGCGCAGCGAGTTCAAGTAGCGGCAATGCCCCGCACAAGGAAAGCTCACCGTCGCTCAGCGGTCCGGACATGGCTGCCGTCGCTGCCAGGCCGCCACTCGTTTGATGCACCAGGGTGATGGTGGCTTGATCGCGCTCGCTCTTTGCCGCATTGATCCGCTGAATCAAGCGGTTGTGATCGCCACTGGACCAGTCCTGACCAATGATCGCCTGTACATCAAAGGTGTAAGGATGGGCACGTGGTTGCTGCTCGTACCAAGCGGTGACGCGAGGTGTGAACCCCAGTGATTCAACGGCGTGATTCAAGGCTTGACGGGTGCCAGCCTGACGCTGGATCTGCCAGGACAATGAAACGGTCAGGCGTTTTTCCGGATCGCTGGCCCCCGCATTCCACTCGCTGACCCCACGATCCGCCGCGAGATACGGCAGGAACGCCAAGGGCGTGGTCGCCGGGTTCATCAGCTCGGGAAACGGCGGATCGATGCCTTCGAGCAGCCGAGCGAACCCCAGATCCAGTGCCCTTTCCAGCGGTGAACTGTTGACCGGCAGCAGGCTCGGGCGAGGTGTGTCGTCACTCATAACGTATCCACCTCGACCTCGATGCCCGTGCAGTACGGGGCTTGAAAAGCCGTTGTCACAATCGGTGCAAGCGGTTCGAGAATCTGCAGCTGAACCGCGCCCGCGCTGTGCAGCGTATAGTCGATCCAGCTTGGGTCAACCCGACCTTCCAGGCGATGACACGCCTCGGCATACGCCTGCAACTGCTGCTCGGCGGCAACCTGAGTCAAGCCCGAATCCGGGCCGGCATTGATCTTCGCCAAGACGCGGATCTTGTAAGGTTTGATCTGTGCGGCCTGCACGATGACCAGGTCCGTTTCCGGGCGTACATCAGGCCGGGCGAAATGCTGGCGAACACCGTCGAGCAGCGCCTCGGTGGGCGTGCCGTCGCCGTCACGGGACAGCACTGTGACCGTGACTTCGCCCGGTGCGGTGCGACGCCCATTACCATCCTTGACCTGCGCAGCATGACCATCCGGGTCGAAGGTGTAGGTGACCGTCACCACACCCGCCGAGGCGTTTTCCACCTTCACCGCTGGCCGTTCGCCAAGGGTGAAGATCTCCCGCCGATACTGCATGCGCGAGCCGGCCGCCGGGGCGTGGGGCGCCAGGTAATAACGCAACCGGGCGTCATCGTCGCTCTCGTAGACCGGGGCGATGGGCGGGAATGCTGCCGGGTCGCCCGGGTCGAGCAACTGGCGCTCAAGGCCCATGTCCGCGAGGCGAGCGTCGAGGTTGGTGCCCGTGGCCCACCACGCCAACATCTGCTTGATGCGGGCGTTGTATTTGCGTTCGTGGGTTTGCAGCCGGACGCAGAACGCCTCGAGGGCCAGGGTCAGCAGTTCGCTTTCGTTCTCGAGGCTGTCCACCAATTTGGCGGCGCTGGCGGGAGAGCGTGCGCCGACGTACTCGACCACGAAGGTCTTGAACTCGGCGAGCAAGTCCTCGAACGCTTCGACGGTGACGATGGCCGGTTCGGCCAGTTGGTTCTGGCCGGGTATCAACATGCTCATGTCACCACCTCGAAAGTCTGTTTGCGGTTTTTCCAGGTGCCGGCGAAACGCAGCAGCAATCCGGCACCGTGCCGGCTGGCGACAATGACCTGCGGCTCGAAATCATCGATGCCGTTGTCCGGGTTGTAGAACGCTTGGGCCGCGTGGCTCTGGGCAAGGATCAGCAGGTCGTCACCGAGGTTCTGCCCCAGCAATTGCGTGAGTGCGCAGCCATACAACGGGCGCTTCTGGCGAGTGCCCAACGGCGTGGTCAATGCACGGGTAGCGCGCTGCACAAACTGCAGCCAGTCGTCGACCGTGGCGCCGGTATTTCGATCGATTCCAATCATGAGGAAATCTCTTAGGCGGTACTGATGACGCGTCCCTGGTGATCCACCACCGGGCCGCTCAGGTGCACGCCGGAGGCGTCGAGCCGAATGCCGACGGCGCCGACTTGCAATTCGATGGTTTCGGGTGTCATCGCCAGCCGCGACGGGCCAATGTTCAACAGCAGGGATTCACGAGAACCGCTGAACGCCGCCGGGCCGTTTTGCCAGTGCAGGACATGGCTGGCATGGTCGTAGCCGTTTTCCGTACCGTCCTGATAGAGGCGCCGCGTCAGCGAGGCCTGGGTCGAGACGGGCGGGAACTGACCACCGTTGAGGCCGAACAACGCCACCGCCTGCCCACCGCCCTCGCCGCCGCCATGGTTGAGCAATAGACATTGCTCGCCCACGGACGGGATCCGCGACTCGCTCTGGGCCCCGGCGCTCGGATTGAAAAAGCGGATCGCCGGGGTCAGCAGTCCGCCATGGCTGACTTTGCAGGTATTGCTGGCCGCGTCGACTTCCTGGCAAACGCCGATGCGGCAGAAACTCTCCGCCCGCCGATGCATGTCTTCCAGCTCGGTTTCCATCTGCGCCAGACGCTCGATGATCGGCCCCAGATGCATCCGTAACAGCGCATCAAACATGGCTCAACCCTCGAGTGCGGTGTATTGGTCCGGGTCGTCGATGTTCGACACTTCCCAGGTGCGGGCAAACTTCGGGATACCCAGCGGGTCCTCCAGCAGCGTCGGGCCGAGGTACAGGGTTTGGTTGAAGGAAAGGGTCCAGGCGGTGTACGCCCGTGCCGGGTTAATGAAGGTGGATGGCAGGCCATCGAGCTCCGTGGGCAGGTCGCATTGATCGCCCGACAGACCCCAGCGGTTGTCCATGACCAGGTGTTTCAGCTCCCCGGCCAGATCGCAGGCATCCCATCCTGGAACGGCCATGACCACTTGCAAGGACACCGTCAGGACATGGGCGATACGCCCGTCATTGGCGCGGTGACCGGGCGCATCACGCTCAAGGGCAATCAGCACCCAGGGTTGGTCGTCAGTGCCATCGAAATCCTGGGAGCTGCCGACTTTCAAGGCGGGATAAATGGCGCGCAGCGTCTGTGCAATGGCCGAGCACAACTGCGACGGTTTTTCGATAAGGGCAGGCATTGATCGCCTCCTTTGGTATGGATCAGCGCTGTCGATTCACGGCTGGTCGGGAGGAACGTCCCGCGGCGGCACTTCGCAGACGCCGAGCCGCTTGGCGACCCAGCGCTCGTAAAGACCGATCGCCACGTCGGCACCGGCCATGGCGGTCAGGCAACCCAGGGCGCAGGCGCTCCAGATCGACATGCCGAGGGCGTACAAAAGCATGGTTGCCGATACGCCGCAGACCACGCAGGCACCGGAGCGCAAGGCCAAGCGCCGCAATAACGACCAGCCACGGGCGCCCTCCTTGTCTGCGCGCCACATCTCGCCGGACACCCCGCCCACCAGGGCGAGCACGATGACCAGCCAGATCGGCATGTCCAGCAACGCTTGTTGCTCGTTTGTCATGTCTCGTTTCCTGGGGTGATGGATGATTGCTTGGGGACGGCGGGGCTTCGCAGGGCAAACGATGTTTTACAGTGGCTCAACGATGACGTTGTCGATGAAGGCGAAGTTGGCGTAAGGGTTCTGCTCATTGGAGAACGCCAAAGTCGTTTGAGCCGAAGTGGCCGTGAAGTCATACGTGATGGTGCTCCACTCCACCGCGGTACCTTCCGCCGACGGCGTGTTGAAGGAGACACTCTGCCCCGCCACCTTGACCTGGATGGTGCCGTCGCCGGAGCGGCCGGCGTAGCGCGAATTACCCGCGCTGAAGGTCAATCGGTACTTGGCGCCGACCGCGGTGGCGAAGTTCTGCTGAATACCACCGCCGTTGCCATAGACATAATTGGCCAGGTCGACAATCACAACGCCATCCGCAGCCACGGAACCCCCGATCGAGGCGGGCATATTGAAGTACTCGGCACCGGACAAAAACGTCGTCCAACCGGTGATGAAGTTGGCTTTCGCCGGAGTATCAAGGATGCAACTGCCGCTGCAGCCTGGCTGTTCGAAGCTACCGTTGACCAGAAGGTTGGCGGCGCTAGCGTTGCTCCCGACACCGAGCAGCGCAATGGACAGCAACAGTGGGGCGACGTATTTCTTGAAACGATTCATGATTTCACCTCTTGAGTTATTGATTGATCGCGCGGTTGATCAACAGCGCTCATCCCGCTCTCTGGCGATCACTCGAGGCTCAACGGCCTTCACATGATTCAACGTCCCGCATCGGGAACACTTGATCTGGAGTTCGGTGTTCTCGCCCATGCGGGCCAGAAGTCTTTTGCAGCTACCGCATCTGAAATCCTTCAGCATCGAAAGCCCTCCCATTGGCGGCGGTTTGAAGTGCCTCATGACACAGGCATTCCAAAAAGCCCGGTTGCCCAGGCTTTTCAGTAATGCGCTTGATCTTTCGGCGCGACTGGCGCGGTACGGACCCATTCAAATTGTTCTTCCGACCGCGGTCCCTGCCCGCCGGATAACTGCTTCTGGTGCTTTACGCTGCACACCCGGGTCAGTTGCCAACCCTCTGAACCGTTAAGGCCGGTTCATCGCTGCCTGTTGGTGGAACTAAAGAGCTTCGTTGCCAGCCGCTTTGTCGAGCGGCTTGGACACAGAATATGCATGGATGCATATCCAGTCAATGCGTAAATGCATTTATTTATGCACGTGGAATGCGCAAATGCATGGAGCCCTCGTAAATACGGGGTTAGCGGGTTTTCAGGAGGCGAAAAAAAACCCGCACGACGGCGGGTTTTATCTGACAGTGGAGGGGTTAACGGGCGTACATGCCCCACCAGAAGACGTGACCGAGGATGACGATTTGCTCATCCTGCATTTCCTGGAAGGTGTAGTCCTCATCCGGATGTTCATCACGGTTGAAACTGCGCAGGCGAATGCCGGTGGGCAGGCGATAAAGCTGCTTCACTCGCAGTTGGCCGTTGTGATTGATGGCATAGAGATCACCGTCGACGATGTCGCCGATCCCACACTTGCCTGCGTTCACCCCAACCGTGGCGCCGTCGCGCAACACCGGCAACATACTGTTGCCGCGCACCGTCACGCACTTGGCCTGGTCGAACTGCACACCGTTATGGCGCAAGCTGCGCTTGCCAAAGCGCAGGCTTGAGCGCTCGCTTTCCTCGATGACGAATCTTCCTGATCCAGCAGCCAATTCAACCTCGCGCAGAAAAGGGACCGACACTTCGTCTTCTTCGACGGGTGTTTCGTCGTCCCACAGGCTTATGTCCTTGAGTTCGGAATGCGGCTCATCGCGGCGAGTATTGCCAGCGGGCACAACGTCCGCGCGCCCGCGCAACTGGTCGGTGCTCACGGCGAAATATTCGGCGATCTTCGAGATGTGTTTATCCGAAGGATCGACGATCTTGCCGCTGAGGATCCGCGAGAGGGTGGACTGAGGCACGCCGGTACGCCGGTGAAGCTCCGTGGGGGAGATCCCGTGCTGATCGAGCAATGCTCTTAATACGGAAGAAACGTTGCGTTTTTGCATAACGCGCATAGTGCTTGTTCTTTTCGCAGAAGACAAATGCTGTTTTGCATAAATATGCAATTCCTGCCTTTTGCATCCATTGTGGCGAGGGAGCTTGCTCCCGCTGGGCTGCGCAGCAGACCCTTTTTGTGAGCGCTTTGCGCTCAAGCGGGAGTAAGCTCCCTCGCCACTGAATCGCCCTACACGCCCTTAGGAAAACGCACCGCCCCCGTCCTTCAAATGTGCGACGCAAGGCTACGTTTCCTTGCGCCTCTGCCTACAACTACGCCAGAATCCGCCGGCTTGTGCGCCTTGGAGCCCATCGGTACTTTTGATCCTGTCACTGCCCATCAGTGATCGGGTTTAGTCGCTCGGTATTCCAAGGTGCTCATTGCTCCATTCAGTCAGGTACTTCTATTCCTGCACTTGATGGTAGTTGTGCGCAGGGCGCCCTCGGGCGCGCCGGTTCCTTGGATCCCCGGTCGACTAACCTGCGTACAGCTGCCACCCCTCGTTTAGTCGCGAGTGAGTGGTGGCTCAACTTCAAGGATCCAATAGAATGCCGAAGAACACGCAAAATCCCCCAGACGATCACGTCTCCCGCAGCCAATCGGCCAACGCCAAGAAACTCGACGACGCGGCCACTCGCGCCCTGGACTATTACCTCAAGCCGAAAACCGACAAGGAAGCCTCTGACACACCCGACACCCTTTTCATCATCGCCCCTAACATCGACGCCGAATGCCTGCTCGCCAACCTCAGCGAAACCCTGGCCTCGGCCAACGCCATGGTCAGCGACCTGGCATTCGACCTGAAGGGCTCGCGGCGGAATATCTTGCTGGGGGTTCAACAGATGATCGAACTGAGCCAGTTGCTGGCGAATCGGGCGTTGGATGTGGTCGAGGTGAGGTAGGCATCCATGATGCAAGCCGAGACCTAAGAGAAGCCCGAGTAATCACTGTGGGAGCGAGCTTGCTCGCGATAGCGGTAGTTCAGTGACAACTAAGTTGTATTGGTTGCCGTCATCGCGAGCAAGCTCGCTCCCACATTGGATCTGGGTACAGCCGGAGAGACAGGCCGGCTGTAAGGCCGCCTCGCGAGCAAGCTTTGCTCCCACAGATATGATAGGTGTACGACCGGGAGAGCCAAGTCGGCTATCAGGCCGCCTCGCGAGCAAGCTTTGCTCCCACAGATATGATGGGTGTACGACCGGGAGAGCCAGGTCGGCTATTAGGCCGCCTCGGTTTTGTTTTTGATCTGGGGCGCCCCGTTAACCACGCTGGCTGAACGAAGGTATTGCGCAGTGGGCAACCCGGCATGGATGCCGGGTTAGCCGCGCTGGGCCATGGATGGCCCTTCGCGGCGGCCCACGGAGCAATGCCTTCGTTCAGGCATGCCGAGCCTAGGCGAGGCACCGAGTGGTGGGGCATGAGCGTTTTGCTTACTTTTGCGCTTCTCAAAAGTGAGCCGCTGTAAGAGCGGAACCGTCAGCAGCCATTACCTAAATAACGGATATACACCCCACCCCAAAAACCACTCACGCCTGGGTCCCCCCCGACCACCCATGTTAACCTTGCGCCCATCGCGGAAAAGCCGGGCCAATGCCCCTCCTTTTGCCCTACACCTTTCAACGAGCTTGCCTGACACCCATGAATACAGCCGTGAACGACCTCTCCAGCCACACGCCAATGATGCAGCAATACTGGCGCCTGAAGAACCAGCACCCCGACCAGCTGATGTTCTACCGCATGGGCGACTTCTACGAGATCTTCTACGAGGACGCGAAGAAAGCCGCCAAGCTATTGGACATCACCCTGACGGCACGTGGGCAATCGGCGGGCATGGCCATTCCGATGTGTGGGATTCCTTACCACGCGGCGGAAGGTTATCTGGCGAAACTGGTCAAGCTCGGCGAATCCGTGGTGATCTGCGAGCAAGTCGGCGACCCGGCCACCAGCAAGGGCCCGGTGGAACGCCAAGTCGTGCGGATCATCACCCCGGGCACGGTCAGTGACGAAGCCTTGCTGGATGAACGCCGGGACAACCTGATCGCCGCAGTGCTGGGCGATGAACGCCTGTTCGGCCTGGCGGTGCTGGACATCACCAGCGGCAACTTCTCGGTGCTGGAAATCAAGGGCTGGGAAAACCTGCTGGCGGAGCTCGAGCGGGTCAACCCGGTGGAACTGTTGATCCCAGATGACTGGCCCAAAGACCTGCCGGCGGAAAAACGCCGTGGCGTGCGGCGTCGGGCGCCGTGGGATTTTGAGCGTGATTCGGCGCTGAAAAGTCTCTGCCAGCAGTTTTCCACCCAGGACCTCAAGGGCTTCGGTTGCGAGAACCTGACCCTGGCCATCGGTGCGGCCGGCTGCCTGCTGGCCTACGCCAAGGAAACCCAGCGCACCGCCCTGCCCCACTTGCGCAGCCTGCGGCACGAACGCCTGGATGACACCGTGGTGCTGGACGGCGCGAGCCGCCGCAACCTGGAACTGGACACCAACCTGGCCGGCGGGCGCGACAACACCCTGCAATCGGTGGTCGATCGCTGCCAGACCGCCATGGGCAGCCGATTGCTGACTCGCTGGTTGAATCGTCCGCTGCGGGACCTGACCGTGCTGCTGGCGCGTCAAACCTCCATTACCTGCCTGCTCGATCGTTATCGCTTCGAGCAGTTGCAACCGCAGCTCAAGGAAATCGGCGACATCGAGCGCATCCTCGCCCGCATCGGTTTGCGCAACGCCCGTCCCCGTGACCTGGCGCGCCTGCGCGATGCCCTGGGCGCGTTGCCCGAATTGCAGGTGGCGATGACCGATCTCGAAGCGCCGCACCTGCAGCAACTGGCGCGCACCACCAGCACCTACCCGGAGCTGGCCGCGCTGCTGGAAAAAGCCATTATCGATAACCCACCGGCGGTGATCCGTGACGGTGGCGTGCTGAAAACCGGCTACGACGCCGAACTCGACGAGCTACAAGCGCTGAGCGAGAACGCCGGCCAGTTCCTGATCGACCTTGAAGCCCGGGAAAAAGCCCGTACGGGCCTTGCCAACCTCAAGGTCGGCTACAACCGCATCCACGGTTATTTCATCGAATTGCCAAGCAAGCAGGCCGAACAGGCCCCGGCCGATTATGTTCGCCGCCAGACCCTCAAGGGCGCCGAGCGGTTCATCACCCCGGAACTCAAAGCGTTCGAAGACAAGGCGCTGTCGGCCAAGAGCCGCGCCCTGGCCCGGGAAAAGATGCTCTATGAAGCGTTGCTCGAGGACCTGATCAGCCAATTGCCGCCCTTGCAGGACACCGCCGGCGCCCTGGCGGAACTGGACGTGCTGAGCAACCTGGCCGAACGCGCACTGAACCTGGACCTGAACTGCCCGCGCTTCGTCAGTGAACCGTGCATGCGCATCAGCCAAGGCCGTCACCCGGTGGTCGAGCAAGTGCTGACCACGCCGTTCGTGGCCAACGACCTGAGCCTGGACGACAACACCCGCATGCTGGTGATCACCGGTCCGAACATGGGCGGTAAATCCACCTACATGCGCCAGACCGCACTGATCGTGCTGCTGGCCCACATTGGCAGCTTCGTCCCGGCGGCCAGTTGCGAATTGTCCCTGGTGGACCGGATCTTCACCCGGATCGGCTCCAGCGATGACCTGGCCGGTGGACGTTCGACGTTCATGGTGGAAATGAGCGAAACCGCGAACATCCTGCACAACGCCACCGAACGCAGCCTGGTGCTGATGGACGAAGTCGGACGCGGCACCAGCACCTTCGACGGCTTGTCCCTGGCCTGGGCAGCGGCCGAGCGCCTGGCGCACCTGCGGGCCTACACGCTGTTCGCCACCCATTACTTCGAACTCACCGTGTTGCCGGAAAGCCAGCCTTTGGTGGCCAACGTGCATCTCAATGCCACCGAGCACAACGAGCGCATCGTCTTCCTGCACCACGTGCTGCCCGGCCCGGCCAGCCAGAGCTACGGCCTGGCGGTGGCGCAACTGGCCGGTGTGCCAAGTGAAGTCATTACTCGTGCCCGCGAGCACCTGAGCCGCCTGGAAACCACCAGCCTGCCTCACGAAGCACCGCGCCCGACCAAAGGCAAACCGGCCGCGCCGCAGCAAAGCGACCTGTTCGCCAGCCTGCCCCACCCGGTTCTCGATGAACTGGCCAAGCTCGATCTGGACGACCTGACGCCACGTCGGGCACTGGATTTACTCTATACATTGAAGACACGGATCTAA